ATGCGAAGACAGACCATCGAAGCCGAACCAGCGCAATAGGCAGATTCCTCAAGCTAAATCGCGCGCACAAGGGACATCCATCTCTCTGGATACTTCCAGATTACGAAAAAAAGCCCGATGGGGTTTACGTGCACAAGTTCAATCGTCCCGGAGATGGCACCCAAGCTGGTTTGCTAGTCCCGGTACCTTTCGGGAACTTCATGGAGGTATAAAGCTTAGCGGGGGACGCGCCGACAAATGGCTCACCTTGACTCCACCCAATTCACCACGATCAATCCCGGCACGCTGTCCAACGCCCGGTCTGCATCCCGCGCGAGGTCCAGCCGCTTCGGCAGCTTGACCTGCGGCACCAGCAGGAAGATCGGCGCGGTGACCTTACCGCGCCCGGTCTTCGATCGCGACATCACGGCCTGACCCTTCGTGTTCAGCCGTCCCTCCGCCACCAGCAGGCTCGGACCCGTCCGGCGATAGACGAAGCGCAGGCGCAGGCCACGGCGGCGCTCCCATTCACCGGGGGTGATCCGGCCGCCGCGCAGGGACTTGCCTGCGGCGGGCAGCGGGATCGCCAGCCAGAACCCGTTTTTCGAGCGGATCAGCGGCCCCGTGTCATGCGCGCCCACGATGACCGGAGCCTTGGACCAGACGAGAGCTGCCGCGTCCAGGCTCTCGCCCGACCTCGGGAAGTTCTGGCTCCGGATCGAGTTGGCCAGCCGGAGCCCGAGCCCCGCGCCGGTGATCTGCAGCCGCCACGCCGATTTCAGCCCGGTCCCGGCCTCGCGCATGGCGGCGGTGACGGCGCGTTCGCCCGCTGCCACCTCCGCCGCCATCATCGCGACGATGTCGGGATCGATGTCGAGCTTCAGTTTCACGCGGGCCTCAGATCGACGGTCCAGACCAGCCGCTCGCGGTCGCGAACAGGCTCACCCTGAATGAGGAAGGCGTCACCGTCGATCTCGATGCGGTCGCCTGGACGCGGGTTCGGCACCTCGACGACGCGCAGGTCGATCCGGGTGGTCTCGGACCAAAGCCGCGCATCGCCGAAGTCGGTGACCGCGTCGGCGCGCCGGGCGACGACGCGCACCAGCACGGGCGCGCCGCCGTCGGCGATGTAGACCGCGTCCCGGCCGATGTTCGGATCGGCGAAGAGTGCGCCGACAGCGGCGGCGAAGGCGCTCATCAGAACGTCGCGTTCAGGCGGACCCGGCCGATTGTATCGCCCGCACCGCTCGCCACCGCCTCGACGGCCACGCCGATGAGAGTGTTATCGGTCGCCACCGTGGTGCAGCGCTTGTTGGTGTCGTCCCAATACACCTTGGCGCCGACGGTCCAGGCTTGGGAGCCGACCTTGGTGATGTCGAAGACGCCGACGAGCGCCGTCTCGACAGGCTCGCCGAGGGCGGCCGCTCCGGCGGCGACGCCGAAGATGGAGCCGACGAGCAGCCCATCGCCGGAGGCGACGGCGTAGGGCGCGGTCAGGGTGATGGTGTTGCCGGGCTGGACGTAGTTTTTCATGATGGGGATCCTCTTGGAATGACGAAGGGCGGCCCATCAGGACCGCCCGGATGTCAGGCTTCAGCATGGGGTGCGGGTTACGCGCCCGGGTTCTTGTAGAGGCCGCGCCAGTCGATGGCCTTGGCGCCGAAATCGAGGCGGCACTTGATCTCGACGCCATCGACGTCGAAGCCGTTGCGCGTCTCGATGTAGGCGCCCTGCTGGCCCTCCAGATAGGCGTACTCGATGGTGTCGATCTGGTTCGGGCTGGCCGCCAGATACCACGCCGTTTCGCTCGCGGCGTCGAGGCGCGGCTCGCTGATCGGCGCGAGCGTGCGGATCGACTGCGGCACCACGCTGGACGTCGCGGCGGGCACGAGGTTCTGGGCGACCAGCTGCTCGGCTTTCAGTTCCAGCGAGGCGGGCACGATCAGGAAGGCTGGGCGGACGTTCAGCACCGTCTTCTTGTCGAGACCCGTCTGCTTGGCCATCGCCGCCCGCGCCGCGCCCACCGCATCGACCGCCAGCGCCGCGCCGGTGCCCGCGAGGTTCTTGTGGGTCGTGTGGAACAGCGCGTTGCCGTCGGCCATCGCCGGGTTGGCGGTGATGATCCCCCAGACCACGTCCGACTCCAGCTGGGCGATGGAGTTGCCGTACATCGCCGGGATGCGCGTGAAGGCGTCGAGATCGTCGTTGATCAGCGTCTGGCGGGTGATCGCGACCACGCGGCCATAGGTCTTGACCTTGTAGCTCTCCTTGCTCTCGCCGAGCGTGCCGCGCTTGAACTCGCCGCTCTCGCCCACCTCCAGAAGCTGCGGGGCTTCGCCGAGCTGGACCCGGTGCATGGCCTTGAAGTCGGTGGCGAGCACCTGACGGCAGAACAGCATGAAGGTGCGGGGATAGGCCTCGTAGGCCTGCCGCAGGGTCTTGTTCGTGACCGCCGACAGGATCTCGGGGAAGTCCGAGGTCGAGTGCAGCGCGCGCGTCGCCACCTCGTCGCGCGACAGGCCCCGCGTGTTGACCCCGGCATTGCCGAGGCTTTCGCGGGCCAGTTCCAGCAGCGTCATGCCGCGATACTGACGCGCGGCGTCTTCCAGCTGGAACAGCGTCGGGCTGTAGCGGTGCAGCAGCGCATTCGCCACGGCGTCGCGGCGGGTGATGCGCTCGTCGCGGCCGCCGAGCGGGACGGAGACATGGCCGAAGGTCCGGGTCTCGTCCGACTTCGCGGCGACCTGATCGAGGATCAGCCGGCGGGACTCGTCGACGCTGACGCCGCGCTTGACCAGATCCTCGGCGAAACCGCGCTCGAGGTTCAGGCGGCCCGCGAGATCGTAGATGGTGGACACACGCTCGCGCTCGGCCTCGCGGGCGCGGGTCGCGACCGCCTCTGTGTCGGGCGCGGGCGTTGCCTGCGTCTTCGGCTGGCTGCGGGTTTCGACTGCGGCGACCTTCGGGTCGGGCGCAGCCGCTTTCGGCTCGGTCATGGGGGTGTCCTCGGTTTCGACCGGCTCGGTCGGCTGGGTGGTGGCGGGCGTTGCGGCGTCGCGCGCCGGGATCTGGATCTTGTCCGTCATCGGGGATGCTCCTTGCGGTGTGGGGGCGTCCCGGCGGTGGAGGACGCAGTCGTGAAGGGGGTGCTGGGCGCGGAAGCCCGCGGCGGGGTCGGCGCCGACCGCGACGGCGGAGACCTCGAACGGCGTCCAGTCCACCGCGCGCCAGAGTTCGCGCGCGGCCTCGGGCTTCGAGACCTCGAAGCGGTGGACCTGGTAGCCGATGGAGACCGCCCGGATGTGGCCCGCCTGGATGTCGCGCCAGATCGGCTCGACATCGGCGCGTTCGCTGATCCGCACCAGCGCGATGCCGCGCCCGTTCTCGATCCGGGCCGAACCCGGCACGACCGAGCCGATCACTGCATCGAGCGTGTCGAGCTCGTGCACCTTCAGGAAGGGTGCCCCGGCATTCAGCCGGTCCAGCCGGACATGGGCGGGATCGAGGCTCAGTTCCTCGTCATAGGGCTCGCCGAAGAAGCTGGCGCGGCGCACGCGGGCCCCGGCCGACCAGACGACCTCGACGGTGCGGCTGTCGGCATCGGCGGTGTTCGGCGCAAGTTCCGCCGACCGGCGCATGGCCGGCAGTTCGATCATCGTGTCCATGAAGGTCAGTCCTGTTGGTCGGCCTGCGCCGGGTCTGTTTCCGCGTCGGCGGCCGGGTCGTCCGTGTCCCGTTCGTCAGCGGCCGGATCGGTCGCCGGATCGCTGGTCTGCGCGCTGCCGGTCTTGGTGACGCGGCGCGGATCGCTGTCGAGCACTAGCCCCAGCGCGTCGAGCTTGGCGTTCGTCGCGGCGATTTCGGCCAGCACGGCATCCGGATTGCGGCCCTGTTTCGCGATGACCTCGGCCAGCGTCATGGTGCCGGAGCGGATCGACAGCAGGTTCGCCATTGCGTCCTTCTGCGGATCGACCGCCTCGAACTTCGGCGGCGACCATTCGACCGGCACATCCGGCGTTGGGATCTGGCCCGCCGCCCATGCGGCTTCGGTGAACCAGCGCCAGACCGGGGCGCAGAACATCGGGATGAACAACTGCCACTGCACGGCGTCGATCTGGCGACGGAACTCCACCAGCCCGGCCCGGATCGAGGAATAGTTGACCTGGGACAAGTCCCCGGTGAGCAACTCGTAGGGCACCCGGAATCCGGCCGAGATGGTGTGCAGGCTCGCGCGCTTGTATTCGCCATAGCCGCCGGTGGCGGCGGGCTGGTTGAAGCGGATGTCCTTGCCGCCCCGGGCATAGGCGATGAGCCCCGGCTCGAACTGCTCGACGCGGTTGCCATCGGCATCGACCACGGAAGGCGCGATACCCTGCTGGGCCTCGTCATCACCGAAGACGATGGCGGTGACGCAAGCCTCGGTCTTCTTGCGGACCAGTTCCGCCACCTCGTAGTCGTCGAGATCGCGCAAGCTGCGGATCACCGGTGCGCCCCACGGGACGCCGCGCGCCTGCGTGCGCTGCTTCTCGTAGACATGGGCGATCTCGCTCGCCGGGACCGGGCGGCTCTGCAGACCGTTCTGCAAGGCCCCGTAGGCGTCGCCCGGATGTTCAGCGTGCAGCCAGTAGGCCCGGCGCTTGCCGAGCGGATCGAACTCGATCCCCTGGACCAGCCGCCCCGCGCCGAGGGCGCCGGATTTCGTCGCGTCGAGGAAGTCGGCCTCCAGCACCTGCAGCTGCAGCGGTACCGGCAGACCATCCGACGACCGGCGCAGACGGCGGCGCACCAGCACTTCGCCAGCCTCCACCATCTCGCGGCAGATCAGCGTCTGCAGGCCGTAGAAGTCGAGCTGGCCGTCGGCGTCGCACTCCGCCGTCCAGCGTTCGAACAGGGCATCGACCTTCCGATCGAGCTTGTCGTCGCCGCTCGCGGCGCGGGGCATGATGCCCGCGCCGATGATATTGTTCACAAGCACCGCCACGGCCTTGGCCGCATGCGGGTTGTTGCGCACCAGATCGCGCATCCGGTCGCGCAGCAGCGCCCCCGCCACGCCGATCTCGGTGTCGGCCGAGGATCCCGGTGCGCGCCAGCCCTCCGTCCGCCGCCCGCGTGCGGCGCCGTCATAGCCCCGCGTCAGGGTCTCGAAGGCCTGACGCGCCATCACGCGGCGGGCCGCCATGCGCGGCGCCACCGTGGCGATGGCGTGATCGAACCAGTTCGCCGACATCAGCGATCCCCGCGCGAGAAGCCAGCGAGCCCGGCGACCGGCAGTGGCCGGGTCGTCCCCGCGATGGCGCGTTCGATGGTGCGGATGCGGGCCAGCAGATCCTCGGCCGAGCCGTAGTCCACCGACTTTCCGTCATAGCTGACCCGGGTCGTGCCGCTGGCATAGGCGCGGCGCAGCGCCGAGAGCTCGGTTTCCGTCCAGTCGGTCATCAAAACCATCCTCCGCGCCGCCCGAGCCAGTCGGAGCGGCGCTTGCCCTGCGGGGCCTGTCCCGGCCGGTTGATCTGCCCGGCGTGATCGGTGTCGGTGGGGGCGGCCCCGAGCTGATCCTCGAGGTCACGCCATTTCTCGTCGGGCCAGCGGTCTGCGCCCGCGATCCAGGCGGCGGCGCGGGCGTAGACCCGGCAGTCCAGCGCTTCGTTACGTTCTCGCAGCTTCTGCCATTCCAGCCGGGCGAAGCCGCGCTTTGTGCGGACCGTCACCAGCTGTTCGGCCACGAATTGCTTCAGCCATTCGTTTTCGACCCAGTGCGGCAGATGCACGGATCCGGGCGGGAACGCCGCCCCGTCGGCGATGTCCTCCTCGGTCGGGCGCGCGAGCCGCAGGAAGCGGTAGGTCTCGGCCTTGAAGGTCGACACCGCCACGGTCCAGAGCCGCGCCCCGCGCCGGAGGCGTTTGCCGCCCTCGGTCGCATCGACGAAGGTCGGCCCCGACACCGGGCTCGAGCGGTTGAACCCCTCGACGCCCTTGACCGGCGACACCTGCCCAAACCCCTGCGCCCGCGACCAGGAATAGACCGCCGGGGCCTCGTAGCCGGTGTCGATGGCGAGCCGCGCGATGCGCAGATGCGCGCCGCGCTCGTGCAGCCAGCTTCGATCCAGCAGCGCGGTCAGCTCCGACCAGGCGTCATGCCGGTCGGGCCCGCCCTCGATGACGACATGGTCGACGAGCCACGACTCAAGTCCGCGCCCCCATGCCCAGACATCGACCTCGATCCGGTCCTTCTGGACATCGGCCCCGGCCGTCAGGAACAGTCCGCCCGCAGGCACCGTGCCGGATGTCCAGCGCTCGCGCCGGTCGTAAAGCCGCTGCCAGTCGGGCGCCTCCCCGGTTTCGACCCAGGTCTCGCCGAGGATCGTGTTGCGAAACGCCTTGATCGCCTCGTCCGACCCCTGTGCCGCGTCCCATGCCCGCACGATCCGCTCCCAGCTCAGCCAACCGATCGGCGAATAGAGCGCCGAGAGGTGATAGCCGACGGTGCCGGGATCGGCTGCGGTCGCCGTCGCCCGCCATTCGCCTGCGTCCAGCATTGCCGTCTTGTGATGTTCGGCGATGGGCGTCTCGCAGCCCTCGCAATGATACTCGGCCGTCTCCGGGCGGCCCTTCTGCCAGCGCAGCCGGTCGAACTTCAGCCACTGCATTGCGCCGCAATGCGGGCACGGCACAAAGAACCGGCGCTGGTCGCTGGCCTCGTATTCCCGTTCGATCCGGCTCAGCCCCCGGATCGTCGGCGTCGAGACCAGGAACACCTTGCGCCGG